AGATAAGATTGATACACAAGGAATGACTGGACCCACTAAAGCTTCTGGGTTGATGTTTACAAAACCTGGTAAGAGACCTGAAGAAGCAGGAGAAATGCCAGTGGTAAGACATAGAATGCTTCCTAAGAATGATAGTTTGTATATGGAATTAAAAGAACTTATCAATGAGGTTCTTGACGAAAGGGGAACATAGAATATGAAATTTAAAGCACTAGTATACATTCGATTAAGATCACAAGTAGATGATTCTCCTGGTAATGCAGTAAGGGATTGTTGTGGTAGAATGTCTGACTTAGACATTAAGAAGTTAAGGTTGGGTAAGGTCATTGATATTTGGTTAGATGCGCCAGACAGAGAATATGCTATTCAAGAATTGGATCATCTTAGTGATAAATTTCTTGCCAATACTGTTATGGAAGATTGGGATTATGAATTGACTGAAATTGAAAGTTTCCCCAGAGGTGTTTCTGATGGGTGATTGCAATTTTATTAAATACGGAATGGAGGTAAAAATATGCTATTAATTACACACGGGAAAGTCAAGTCACTCTACCAACATGAAGGTAGCGAAGTGATGATCGAGTATGTCGATAAGGTCACTGCTGGCAATGGCAAGAAAGAATACTATCCAGAAGGTAAAGGAGCTCTATGTTGCACCATCTCTGCTATTCTCTTTCAAAAACTGGAAGATGCAGGCATTCATACTCACTTCAAACGCCAGATACATGGGCACAGAATGATATGTGAGCATGTAAATATCGTTCCCATTGAGGTAGTAGTGAGGAACGTAGCAGCAGGTGGTATAGTGAGGGAAACCGGTGTGAAAGAAGGTATTCGGTTTCCATACCCACTGGTAGAGTTCTTTCTAAAAGATGATGAAAAGAATGATCCTCTACTGACTCCAGATAGACTGAATGTGATGGGTTATACTCCCGTCCTCACAGACCTGATGACATCCATAGCCCTCAAGGTTAATGACATTCTTGTTGATCTTTTCAATAAGTTAGACATCACTCTTGTTGACTTCAAACTAGAGTTTGGACATGAGAAGGCTTCGGGCCATCTTTTGTTGGCCGATGAGATCAGTCCAGATAGCATGAGATTGTGGTCTAAAAGTGATAAAGGAAACTTTGATAAAGACCTGTTTAGAAAAGACGAAGGTGACATTGTCCCAGCTTATCGTCACATCCTAGAAGAATTACAGAGGCTTGTATGAACGTTCACTTTTGGTTTGACAACCGATTAAAAAATATGGTATATTAAATGAAGTTTTATTGGAGAATTTATTTTGATTGGAAATCTTGAACCAGAAGAAAGTGTACAAGATGAATCTGTAGTAGATCAAATTGCAAAAGCAATAAATCAACTTGGTTGGGATGTTGATGATGATATCACTGTTGAGATTGCGGGTATGTCTATCTCCGGTATTGATGTTGGTGAAGACTATAACAGGAAGTGGCAGTCTCCAATAGGTACTCGTAAATACGACAAAGAGGCATTCATTGTTATTAAGAATCAATCTAGAAGAGATCTGAGTAAGTCACAACCTTCTTTGACGAAATAAATAAAGTCTCAAGAGGGTATAATGAACACAGATCCAAGTACATGGGATGATTCTAATTGGCGAGAAGAGTACAGAGGGTATACTTCTAGTAGGTATGAGTTAGATCTTTTGGAGAATGGTCCCAAGAGTCTTGCTCAGTCATGGATGATGGGTGCATTACATAATAAATGGATGAAGATGAAGGGTTATACTTATCCCGAATCCCCTGATTGTCAATCATCTTTCAAGGAGTTTAACGAAAAATGGCAGAATTCATGAACTTTATAGTTTACTCTAAGGATGGTTGTCCTTATTGTACAAAAGTACAACAGGTTCTACAACTTACAGAACAGAAACATGTAGTCCTTAAACTTGGTAGGGACTACACAAGAGAAGAGTTCTATGGTAAGTTTGGACAAGGTTCTACATTCCCAAGAGTTGTTCTTGGAGATCAATTGATTGGTGGATGTACTGAAACTGTTAAATACCTGAAAGAAAATCACATTGTTTGATGGACACCAAGGAACTTTATGATATTGTTGAACATACAATCGATTATGCTTTCAATGGAAAGTATATGCTCAATATGTATGACTACTTAGTACTTACTAAAGCTACTAAGAGTAGTACTAGTGAGTTTCTTCAAAGTTCAACAAGAACAGAAATCGATCAATTGATTATTGACTTGGATGATTATCTTGAGGGTGGTTCTGACGAAAAACATAAACAATTGAGAGAGGGTTATGGTCACCTTGGTAAACCAGAAGCCAGAAAAATAAGAAACTATTTGAATGGAATTCTTGAGGACGCTTTGAAATATGAGCAAGAAAAAAGACCAGGGAGGAAAAGAAAACCCTCTAAATAAAATAAACAATGACAAATCTCAAGAAATTAATAGAGGTTTGGAGTTGTTATTGAGAAAAAAACGGAGGAGAGACCGAAAACCTAAAACTATTGAAATGAGGTTTCAAAAGTTAGTTTCTCTTTTTAATAGAGAGATTAGTTTTTATTTGAATTTTCATTTAGATATAAGAAAAATAAACTCTCGGAGAGATTAAAATGGAAACAGCAATCACAGTACTGTCAATTGCAGTATCAGGATTATTTCTTTTAGTAGGAACTCTCCTCGGTTGGACGGTAAAACAATACCTCGACCAAACCAGAATACCATTCATGCATCCAGAAATGTTTGATGTAGATGGTAATATAATTCCAGACGAAATTTTATCAGTGAGATTTGAAAATGACTTCATCAGCGAAGACGAAGAAAACGATTAATAAACTTCCACCAAATCCATTTATCTTTGAGATTTTGGATCTTGTGAGTAAGCAGAGAAGTAGGGCAAAGAAAATTGATGTTCTTAAAGAATATTCCACAGATTCTCTCAAGGCAATTCTGATTTGGAACTTCGATGAGACTGTTGTCTCTCTTCTTCCAGAAGGTTCGGTTCCCTATGAGAAGAATGATGTCCCTGTAGGGACTGATCATACCTCTCTGAGGAAGGAATGGAAGAACCTATACCATTTTGTTAAGGGTGGAAATGATTCCCTCTCCAAGACCCGTAGAGAGTCAATGTTTATTCAGATTCTTGAAGGTCTTCATCCTCAGGAAGCAAACATTTTGATTCTTATTAAAGATAAGATATTGGAGTCAGAATATAAGATTACTAAACCTATTGTTGAAGCAGCATTCCCTGACATTCAGTGGGGAGGTCGTTGTTGATGGCAACAAAAGGCATTAGAGAAATTTATTCTGATTGTGATCCCAAAGAAGCAGAAGATAAATCTCTTCCAACTAATTCTTTTTTAGTTACGTATGTTCAAGATGGTACTACCAAGTTTGATATTGTTTCTTCAATGAAACAGTCAGAGATTTTTGATAAGTATTGGGATAACTATCGTCATGATTTAAAGAATATTACTCAAACGGATGGTAGAGTTAATCCTAGACTTTGGAATTCATCAGGAGTAAATAAGGGTAAAAAATGAAAGACGAAGAACTGAAAGACCAAATTAACGCACTTATTCGTGATGAGATTCAGGAAGTTATTAACGACTATGTTGAAGACAAAGAAGCTCAAGTTTTTAGCATGGAAGAGACTGGACTTGGTTTCGTTGAAAAAGAAGAAGATGATGAATTAAAAGTTAATATTTCTAATCAAGAAGTGGAGAAACTTATTAAAGAATATAAGAAGATTAAGAAAGGTCAGAAATCTAACCTAGGTCAGATCAGAAAGATGGACAAGAGAACATCTTGACATAAATAGCTACAGTGGTCTATAGTAGACCTGTCGTTCATCCGACATTGAGTCGGACGCAAGTAAGTCGCGCAACGGAGCGTTGATCCCATGTTTGAATTTCTATTATACTCATCTCTTTCTTGTGTTGATGCTGATTCTATCATGATTAAGATTAGAGCCAATGAGAATCTACCTAAGCAGGTTAGAGTTGAGTTGGTCGATACCGTACAGGAATCGACACCGAATTGCTATTGGCCAGACTGGGACGCAAACGACTAAAGGAACGGGCCTAAAAATCCAATTACTTTAGGAGTCAATTATGAATACGTTACTCATGATCAAAAAGCAGATTGATAAAGCTGCTGCTCTTCATGATGCACAAATCTCTCACACCACTTATCGTGGTGTTGAGTATGATGTACATCAGGTAGAACCCAATGAAACCCATGGAACATTCTGTTACAGGGGCCATACTTACGTAAAGTGAGTTAAACTTACTATACAGAGAGAGTTAAGAACTCTCTCTTTTTTTGTCTTTATATAACAATGAAATATAACTTAGTTAAGTTAGTGTATCCTGACATATTTTGAATAGATAGTATAGAATTGCTGGAGGTGAAGGACGATTTGAAGAAATTTT